GCTTTCTGCAGAATTACGGTGCAGTGCTGATTACGACCGAAACCAATCTACGATATGAACTCTATCTGACAGGGTTGGAGAATCGGATTCTTGCTCGTACCGCGCAAACCAGAAAAAGAGTTCCGTGGGAGGTGGCTGTTGATGCAGATTGACTCGTTTCCCATAAGGCTGGAACAGGAGTTGAAATACGCACTGGCCTATGCCGCGCTGGTATCCGCTGCCGCAAACGGAAGATTGCCTAGGGATATCTGCCAGCGCACGAATGTTGGTTATGCCCGGAAATGCGGCGTTTTGCGCCGAGAAGTTTAGTGGTTCTCGTGAATAGCTTTTGACCTGCCTTTCGGGTATATTGTATGTGATAAAAAGAATGTCACAGCGTCGAATGCAAAGGAGAAAGTCATGCCACAAACAGCAGAAAGAAAATCCATAGCGCGTTACATCCGTGTGGATAAAGGTGCAACCCACCCTGCATTGCAACGTGAGGAATTACCTAAACATATGGCGATTTATGCTGACTATGGCGTTACAGGTACGGACCCGCGCCAACGGCCGGAACTCAACCGATTGCTGGCTGACTGCCGTGCAGGACGTGTCAACTGCATTGTGGTGCAGTCAACGACACATCTTGCCCGCCGTACAGCAGACCTGCTGACAATCCTGCAAGAATTGCAGAGCCTTGGTATAACAACTGATTTTGAAAAAGAGCGCTTCTCCACCAATTCTCCTACAGGGAAAAAGATACTGGACACACTTCGCGCAATGAGTGCAAGCATTTAGGAGAACTCTCATGCCACAAGTCCAAGTTATCCAGCCAATCCAGCAACAACCGAAGCGTCTGCGCGTGGCGGCCTATGCCCGCGTCAGCAGCGATTCCGAGGATCAGCTAAACTCGCTGGCCGTGCAGGTGGATTACTACACCCACTTGATACAGGAAAACCCCAACTGGGAGTTCGCTGGAATTTACACTGATGAGGGTATCACCGGCACCAGCACGAAGCGTCGTGAGCAGTTCAACCGCCTGATGGACGACTGCCGTGCCGGACTGATTGACCGTGTGCTGGTTAAGTCGGCATCCCGCTTTGCCCGCAACACGGCGGATGCACTGTCATCGGTTCGTGAACTGAAAAGCCTTGGTGTGACGGTAGCCTTTGAAAAAGAGGGCTTCGATACCGAGACCTCCAACGGTGAAATGCTACTGAGTATAATCTGCGCCGTAGCACAGGAAGAATCGCTGTCCATCTCACAGAATATGAAGTGGGGAATACACAAACGGATGCGTACGGGTAACTATATCACCAACGCTACACCGTTTGGGTACACGCAAATCAATCACCAGCTCGTGCCAGAAAAAAATAACGCAATGATTGTCAACGATATTTTCAAAAGTTACATGGTCTTCATTGAATTGATCAAGTTCGACCCAGGCATTGGCCACATATTCTTGTATTCTTTCCTCAATTGTTTTCATTTCTCATTGTTTTTGAAATATTCGACGATCTCCTCGACTGTAGCCTTGCGGTAATAACCTGATGGTACATCTACAAAAGAATCGAATCGCGTATGTTCGTTAAAAATAAGCCGTCTAACCCCATTTTTACTCTCATTAGTCGGATATTCCGTATATGAGTACCATTGCTCCTGATCGTTCTCGTTGTTCATCGCCGCCAGCGCCCTGAACAGCTCGATGTTGGTGCCGCAGTCTATGCAATTCAAGGCGGTGAATGTTTGTGCGTCATGAGCCACGCCGACACAATAAGTGTCACATATTACCTTATCGCCTAATCTCTCTTCTTGTGGGGGATAAATATATTCATAGCCAATATGCATACACCACTCGATCACATCTTTTCGCTTCTCCGCATCCTCGACGCGGACAAAGCAAGGGGTTGTGAATTTCATTCCTCGTTCAGTCTTTGTTTGAATGCGTTTAATGCACTACAATCGGGGCAATTTCCCCCATTACTTGTTTGTATTGAGTAAATTGGACAATCCTTGCAAAATGCTTCGATAGCTTTATTCCACATTCTTTCCTCGGCTTCCTGCTCGGCGAGTTCGGCTGTAGTAGTCATTGCCGTTCGAAGTTGCCATTTGCCGTGGTCAGACAAATCGGCTACAATATGTTTCATAGCCCTGTCAATAAACTCCTGGGCCTTTTTTCTTTTCATACTCCTTTTTCAATGCCTTAATCGTTTCCACAAAATCTTCCACTGTATGAGTAGGGGTTATCCCGAATCTACGACAAAAATCATCCTCTTCGTCATAGTCGCATAGCCAATACTCATAGTTATTCGCCAATATCGCCTTATGCCGAAGCCCGCAAATCAAAGGGGAGCCTCGTCGTAATCCAAGCGTTTTCATTTTCACATGGAAATAGGGGTCAGCGCTTTGATACAAGTACGGCGCTCCAAAAAGCGCAACTCCAAACACTTCGCCTTTCATTGCTCACCTCCTTTCAGAAATTTGGGGTTGTCGTGGATGTTGCCGATGATCTTCGCATCATGTTTCCGGAGTGACCAGTGCAGCCCCCAAAGATGGCCACCGCGTAAGGGTATGATATAATACGCATCTTCCTCAAAGAGAACCCGGCCAATTATCTCTGCGTTGAAATCAGTTTCGGGTATTTCCATCACATCCCCCCCCCTCGTAAATCTCCTTACCGTTCTTGTCTTTCAGCCCCGTGAACTCGCCGACGGTGGCAGGATCGACCGCGTATTTATCAATCCCTTCCGGCGCAGGATCGAGGAAGATAAACCAATGGCCGTTCATTCGAAGAAGGTCGCCCTCGATCCATTCCCCGTTGTCGAGGCGCTTGCCCCGGAATTTAATTTCTCTCATATTTCAAAATGTTTGAAAGTTTTGCAATGTTCGGCAGCGAATCTTGCTGTTTCACCAATTCAAATTCGTAAACTACTCGTAAAGATCGTTGAACATTACTTTTTTCATTTCCTCCGATCGTTTTGAATCTCCTCAATATCGGGGTTGTCGGCCTTGCTTTTGTCGAAAAAGCGGATTCCGCCATTGATATACAGTGTGTCGATATTCATCCCCTGCTTCAACAAATCGTAGATTCCGGTTGTCGCTATCCCAATTGCAATGACGGAGATAGTAAGAATAACCAATATTACGCCCCATACAATCGAGCGATAGGGGGCCCCGTATATAATACCACGTAAAACAATTGTCAGTGTTCCAATAAGAAAACTTGTAAGTAAGCGTTTTTTCATTTCCTTTCGTATTCGTTTATCGTTTCAAAAATCTGCAATGCCACCTGCGGGACTATGGCGTTTCCGCAGGCTTTGACGGCTTCCCGGCGCCACAGAGGAAAGGCGATACCAGCCAATTCGCCGGGAAACCCATCATCTCCGCCACATACAGGGGGTTGAGTCGGGAACCCGTTCCAGTCCGGTATTCGTCGTTTTGCATCGCCTTCTTGGGTAGTCCGCCCTTGCGTATGCCCAGACTGGCCGGAAGCGTTACATTCTTCGCATCGTTCGCTGTCGGGGTCGGTAAAAGTCCGCTTACTGCCAGATCGTTCAACAGGGACATATATGTTAGACCCGATTTTCTCGTTTTGTATAGTCCGGTTACTTTTTGACCTCCGCGTGATGCGTCCGAGGCATGGGGTGTCGGAAGCAATACTGTCGGCATGAACTCCGTTCGACCGTTCACGCATCGTTTCAGTCCCTGCGTCTGCACGGTGGGCGACAAACCAGCATCTGTCCCGACGGTGGGGAGCGCCGACACCGCAAGCCGGAATAATGTACGGCTGCACCTCGTATCCTGCCGCCTCCAGGTCAGCGCACACCTGTTCGAAGACCAACCCTTCCGACCAATTAACGATTCCGTAAACGTTCTCGCCAACGACCCAGCGCGGTCGAACAGTCCGAATAACGTCGAGCATTGCGGGCCACAGGTAGCGATCATCCTCTGTTCCTTGTCGCTTTCCTGCGAGGCTGAACGGCTGGCACGGGAATCCACCGGTAAGCACGTCGATACGGTCTTTCCAAATGGTAAAATCTGCTGTTCGTATGTCTTCGTATTGCTTTGCATTGGGAAAGTGGTATTTGAGTATGGTTCGGCAAAAAGGATCGATCTCGCAGTTGAAAGCGTTCGTCCAGCCAGCCCACTCGGCGGCGAGGTCGAACCCTCCGATCCCACTGAATAGTGATGCGTGGGTCATAAGAGATCATCGGTTATCCCCGTTTCCGTCGATCACCTCGAAGGCGTTGAAATCCGCTTGTGTGTATTTTTTCATTTTTCTTTAGTCCGTTAAATTCAATTCGATGATTCCGTCTATTTTGCAATCTTTTCCGCTTTTTTGTTGATAAGCGATTTGATAAACTCCGCAGCTTTGGCGTCTGTTACCGGGTGATCGCTGCCCATAGCCTCGGCTTGCCGTATCGTACGGTTCTCGCAGGCATTGCATCGATCCTCGAAATATGTCTGAAACCAACCGTATATGATCGATCCGTCTATTCGTCCGTACAGTTGTCCGTATTGCCCTCGTTTGGCATTGGTAAATACCAGGTTTACATCGGCAAGGTTCAACGCCCAGAAATCGTCCAAAATCATGTAGGCCGTTTCCGTTACCTGTGCGTCGTTCATCTTGGCTGAAATATTGAAAAACTCCTGTACATTGACGATCCAAAGTACCAGATATGCAGCCGTCCATTTTTCGCCGTATGTCGCTCGCAATACAGATAACACCGGCATTTGGGATTCGGCACAAGCCACGGCCGACTGCATACGGCGGCAGCTACTCTGTATTGCCGCCACTGAGTAGCGTTTCAAGAACTCCACGCTTGAAATCTTCGCTAACGCCGTTGTTGGCGGTTTTTTTGCTAATTCCGTTGTCATTGTAAACTTTGTTTTGCGGGCTGTTGATCGAATTTGTGAGCGTTTGCCTCCAGTTGATAGTCTTTGTGCGCTGCTTTCGCTTATGCTGCCATCCGGCTTCCGTTGCCCAGAAGTTTACGCAAGCCTTTTCGAGCGAGAGGGCAATGTTGAGATTCGGGTTGAAACGTTGTTGCGTCGAAATCCAAGCGTCATCCTGTAGGAGCGTCTTATAGGCCTTGCGTAACTCGTTTTTGTAAATCTCAAAATCATCACGCCACGTCAATATCCGAGCTTCTTCAATCCCTGCATCATCCTTGCGGAGCGTCTTACGGGATTTGCGTTTAGGATGATCGGATTCGGGGTTCTCGGTCCCCTCGCACGCGCCTGCGTTATAGTCTTCTACCGGGTAAGAAATAATATTATCTCTCACAGATACTCCAGTATCTTCTACGCCAGTAGAAGTACTGGTAGTAATATACTCCTTATCCTCTCCTTTTATAGTCACTGATCGTTCAGTGATCGTTCCGTGATTATTCACTGATCGTTCCGTGATTTCATTTAATGCACTGTCTAACAATTCTTTACGTATATTTACATCCTCCAGATTAGGTCTGTTGATTACTTGATGACGGGAAAAGGTTGGCAGATAATAGAATCTTTCCGACTTAACGGAAAGCAGACTAATAAATCCGGTTTCTTCGAGCATCTTCAACCAGCCTTCGAATTGCTGGAGTTGTATTTTGTCGTAAGGGAATATTTTAGACTTCAGCCAAACGGGGTCGGCTATTACTACGCCCAAATCATCGGCAAAATTCCAAAGTCCGATGTAAAGCAGCCTGGCATCGCGCGATAAGCGGCCGATCTTCAGATCATCCCAAAATTGTGGTTTTATGGTTCTGATTCTGGCCATACCATAGCGTTATTTTGGTTGTTGATCATTGTCTTCTTTTAGCATATTCTGCAATACATAGACAAGGTCTTTTGCCATTTCGGGCGTTAAAAAAAACATATGTTCTCTCCAGTCATTAAGTTCAAATTTTTGGGAGATCATGATCATATTATAAGGTTTATTAACTGATATTTCACATTCTTTATGTCTGCGATCTCTGATTACATATTTTATAGCCATTGTCATGCTTGTTTTTATTTTTTGTAACCGTGTTTTTTCAATAACCGTTCAATAACCGGCAAGGGGTTCGGAATACATCCGACCATTTTGCGGGGTTTGTTATCCGTCGTCATTCTTCGGCGTTGTATAAACTCATAGGATTTGCGGCAGCCATTCCATACGGCGCGTATCTTTACGCTCCCCGGAGTGCGATTCAACAAGCAACCTATATATTCGTTGTCGTTATCGGGATAGAGTTCTTTCAATGTTTCCAATTCCTTTTCCGACCACGGGGGATATGTCTTTCTTGTCGTCATACTTGGAGATTATTTAGGGAGTGGATGCCCGCTGTTGCCGTGCCAGGAGCGCCATTCTGGACGTTATCTCCTGTTTGTATTTCACGGCTGCCAGCACTGCCTCCCTAATACGGTCGATGTACTCTTCATCTCGTGGGATGCGGAGAATCTTGACGGCCAGCAGCGAGTTGGCGCACCGGGGATCATAGCTTACGAAGTCGCACCATCGTCGTCCCGTCGCAAGGTAGTTACCTTGTATCTGGGCGTAATATTCGGGCTTCTCGCGTCGCAGATCGTCCGGGGTAGCCATAGCCAGATACCGGGCGTGTACGGACGAATTGTAGGGGCATTTTATTTCGATGAAACCGTCTTCCCCGACCAACCCGTCAGGACTTCCGCCGAAAGAGGGCAAATCCTCGCAGACGAAGAATCCGCAGGTCTGGACATCGACGCTCATAATCGTCGAATAGGCCAGCCGTGCCGTATCTTCGTGCTCGCGTCCCCATTCTATTTCTCTGGTGTTGAGTTCCCGGTATTCCAAACAACCCCCGGCCGTGATGCGATCGGCGATCTTGTCGAACACATAAGCGACGGCCGTCTTGGTCAGTTCTCCGGGCCGTGCCCGTGCTCCGGGAATCAGCTTATGCACTTCGGAGGAAGTGAATCGATGCAGACGCGCTTCATACCATTCCGGAGTTCCTTGTTCGAAATAGCGGGAATCGGTCATCGCTTCGCGCTTTTGGTGTCGAACAGATTAACTTCGGCCTCGACCGTCGCATCCTCGACCGCGTTTTTCGTAATCCCGATCTTCTGCATCAGGTCGTCGGCCTCCTGTTCGGTGATCTGACCGCCGATAAACGCTTCACGGATCGCTTCGCGGCTCGTAAGCGTCGCTTTGTCCACGCTTTCGGGAATTGCCGCCGTTTCCTCATTATCGATGTAACGTACCGAGTTGTTTTCGCCAAGTACGCCCTGATCGAATTTCGCAGCGTCCTGCATCTCTACGGACATCGGGGCGAATTTTGACAGTAACTGTTTCAGCACGGTCTTACGCGCCATCGCATCGAAATCCGTAGTCCATTTACTACCGGCCCGGATGTAGTCCTTCTTTGATCCATAGGTTTGGCTGTACCGGCTCGCGTGTGCTTCGAGCTTCTCGCAGCTCATATAAAGCATCTTCTCGAAGCCATTAGTCAGTTTGAAATAACCCACATATCCGATCGTGCGGAGAGCGTCCCGATTCTCGGCCTTTTTGAACGTGATTTCACCCGTGATGAGGTTTTCATCCACGATCTCGCCCTCCTTGACCTCCGAAACATTCAGTGTTTTGAACTGCCCGCTGCGGATGGCCAGCTGGATAAATCCCTTCGCCCCGATCTGGAACTGGGCGTCGGTGCGCCCCTCCCGGTTGTTTTTGTAGGGGATGACATAGGCGAAACCCAGGTTGGGATCGAGAGGCAGGTCGAGGGCCGTAGCCTTGATCGCGGCGAACATCACGCCCATAGGCTCGCACTCCTGCAATGCCTTGTTGTTGGCGACGAGTGCCGTGAGGTTGCTTACGAAGCTGTCTTTCTTGGCTCCCAGGACGCTCGTCAGATAATTCTGGGTGCGTTCGCTGGTAATTTGACGGTTGAACAGCGTCAATCCCGTTGCTTGTTGTTCCATAATATTTACTGTTTTTGATTGATATATACTACGCGAGAAGAATATTTCCGGGGATCGAAAGGCCGCATCATATAATTGATATGATTGCGTATGTCGGCAGCCGAAAGTTTTCGGGACCATTCCCCGTCAGATACGATATGATTCGGATCAGCGATTTCGTAAATCTCGATTCTCGTTTTCATACATCAGTATTTTTCAGTTTTTTCTGTTAAACTTCCTCTCAACCAGATCGCATAAATCCAGGTACATCGCATCGGCATTCTTCTCTTTCACTCTCTCCCG